CTCCCCGGACCTGAGCGTCGAGAAGCCAACGAAGCCGCTGGAGTCGACTCCGATGGTGACGGTGGACAGCGTCGAGGTGTTGAGATTCCGAAGGAACGCCATGCCGACCGAACTTAGGTTGGCAGTCGAGATGCTGGTGGCATTCGTCGAGAGGGTGAGAACCAGGCTCTTCATGCCAGCGTTGTCCATCGTGGCGGTGCCGCCGGAGAGGGACACGAGGTCGTTGAAGAGCCCCTTCGAGACCCGCATAGACATGCTGTAGTTGACGTCTGACATCTCTGTCTCCTATTGGCATTCGGCAGCGATTAAGTACCAGGCTGTCCCCTGGCGGGCGATGGCACAGCTGTACGTTGAAGTGCCACCAGTAATGTCTGCGAAGAGGTTTGTCGCCTGCACGTCCTTTGACCCATACGGAGAAATGACAGAGACGGTCCTTGAAGATGTCTTGCTCCACGAGCCGGTCACGGTGCCTATACGAAAGTTTGCATTTTCAGCAGACTCAACATTGATAGGCTTGTATTCGCCACCGCTGCCAGTTCCCAATACATTGTAGTTCGACTGGTTGTCGACGTTGGCAATCGTTCGGTATATGTCATTCAGCAGGTTTGGGCCTACATAATACTTCCTAGCCATTCGTCACTCCAGCCGCAACGCGAGTTCTTCGGTCAGGTTCACATCCTCGTACACCTGCCAAGCCCATACGATCGGGTATCTCGATGAGCTGACCTTTCGTGGCGTTCCGTCTTCGTTGAGAGCGATTGGTTGAGATGCTACGGCTTGGGATGTCGCGTTGCCGGCGAAGCCTTGGACCCGAACGCAGGCCGCCACCTTGTCTCCAGCGCTCACTCCGTCGGGCAGTTCTAGGGGGGAAATCACCACGCCGGGGTGCGTTGGGTGGTCGGGTGTTCCAAACTTCAAGGGCTGACCAAATGGGTCTTGCCAAGCATCCGCCGTATCTGGGTCAAACGCCTTCACATACCTGCCTGCATTGGGCACAGCGATGTCCCACCCGATTGGGACTCTTTTGAATGTTTTCCATTCGCCGCCTTCTTCCTGTATGTTGATTGGAACTTTGTTTTCCTTGAACCAGAAGCTGTAAGTGACATTCCACCCGCGGATCACAAGATTCCTGTATGACTCAACTGTTGGCTTTATTGACGCGCCCCTAAACATAAGCTGGTGAGGCTCGATCCTAAGGGAGCCGAGTGCTATCTCCTCGCTATTGATCTTTCCAACCCACCGGCAAGATATAGTTGGGTCTGCCGTGCCAATCACGAACTGTGTGACATTTATTCTCGCCATCGGCTGAAGTGTCGTAAGGTCTTCATAAAGGTCGTGAGCCGTATTAAGTGGTGTCTGCCAGTTTTGCGCCCACTCGAATTCGCCGCTGCGCCAGCGCCAGGATCTCAGCGGAGATTCGACGAGCTCAGTTTCGATCTCCCAGTTTGCTGGGCGAACTTCTGGGGGTATTAGCTTTACGCCGCCTAGTGAGCCTCCGGCTGCAAACTGAGGAGGCGATGCCGGCGAGGATTCGTATGTGAATGTCGCTACCTTGACGGTGCGAGAATCCCCTTCATACTTAGCCTCAAACTTTACGCAAGCAAGATTTTCGTTTACCGGGTGAACGTCGCCTATAAAGACGCCACAGGTTTGCTGTATGTCGTAAACTTCGCTCGGGCTCTCCAAGATGATGCGAAACGATCGCGTCGCCGTGTCCGCGATGTCGCCCCTGGAAGACGATCTCCCGAATCCGTTGCCGTCTGGGATTTCCGAAACGCCTTTTGGCATCAGTCTGCTACTCCTGCCTGGTTGTTCTGGGTCACGGAAACCAACTGCCTGAGCAGACCGGACTGTGTCCTAAGCTCTTGCAGGTTCTGAGCTCGTGCGGCGTCGTCGCCTCGAACCAGTCGCATGAGCTCGGCATTTCCTTGCTGCGTCGATATATCTGAGGCCTTCAGTGCCTCCCTGCTCGGGCCTTGCAGGACAGCGTTGGAAATGGCGTCTTGTAGGGCGAAGAGTGCGGGGGCGATGCTGCGGCTGGTGTCGGAGATGGCCCGTGATCTCGCGGTGTCAAACTCTCCCGCAACTGCGCCAAAGTCTTCGCCGGCTGTTACTCTGGCGCGGGCTGCATTCGTGATGTCTTCAAGGGCTTGTACCATTTCCCTGGCGGCACGCTCTCCGTCGGTCACCATTAGGTCGCGACCGCGGCGTTGCGATTCTTGCAGTTGAGCAAAACGGGCTACTTCTGAGTCGGCAGCGTCGGCGGTTGCCGCGGCCGCTCGGCCTTGCGGCGAGTCTTCAAACCGTTCGCTGAGTTCCGCGTCGATCTCTCTTCTTCGCTGCCGAGCCACTCGTTCTTCTTCAACCGATAGGTTCCCCGACGAAATGTCAGACTGGAGACTCTCTATCTCATTAGCCAATTCCTGGATTTCAGGGCCAAGCCTCCCCGCGATGGCGTCATCCTCGAACTGCTGCCTCAGTGCAATGGTTTCTTCCTGGTTTTCCCTAGCTTGCCGTTCAGCGCGGCGGGCCTCCGACTCGGCTTCCCTTCGCTGTTGCTGTAGAAAAGGGTCGTCTGGGGCTGCGTTGGCCTGCCGTCTCAATGAGTCGGCGCGTCCTCTGGCCTCCTGGGCGACGGTCTGGTTGAGGTCGTCGGCAAGACGCTTGATGGTGTCAGAGAAGATCCTTGTTGCTGCTGACGCGGACTCAAGCTCTAGGGCGTACCCCTCAAGAGCGGAAATCTGCTTCGTGAGTGCATCAAGCCGCTCAGTGTCGCCTTCGGCGCGTGCTTGGTCTGCCTGTGATCGTAGAGTTTCGCGGGATCGGCTGACTGCGTTGACGGCGTCGCCGAGGGGGCCTCGGCCCCCGACGACTTGGTCTATGTTTTCTCGCGCTCGGTCGAGGATGTCGGCAACGGCGAAGGAAGCCTCGACAAATCGGACGAGGGCTGCTCCTGGGGCAGCATCGCGGATGCGGACTTCGAGCGCGGCGTACTCCGCAGACAAGCGTGCTAACTGATCTTGATACTCGTCTTCAGCCGTCTGCAAAGAAGGAGAAAGCGGATTAAATGTTTTGGCAGTCCGAACCCCGTCCAGTCGCTCCTTTACTCGCGCTATCTGCTCATCAAGGGCACTACGTTGTTCAAATGGGTCGTCGCGGAGGCGGCCTCTGAGTTGGTCTGAGCCAGCCTGAAACTCTCCTAACTGCCTCTGCCTCTCTCTCTCCAGAGCCAGTTCGGCTATTTCTGTATTTTCACCAGAGAGGCTATTGATCAACTGATTAAACTGAGTGTTGATCCTATCTATCTCTGTCTGAATAAGTGTGTCGACGACGGTCTGGTCCGTTGATGGACGCGATCCTGCTTCTCTTGATCGCTGCTCAAGTTGCTGCTCAAGATCACGAATTTTGATCTCGTTGGCCGTTCGCTCGCCAGCACTGTCGCTTTCTCCTGACTCTCGCCGAAGGCGTGCTATTTCAATTCTCAGGGCTTCTGCTTCCGGGTCGACAGCCGATGCCCTCGCGTTTCTAGCTTCCTCCTCTAGCCTCTTTATTTCCTCAAGTTCTCTACGCCTAGCGGCCTGCGTCTTCCCTACTTCGTCAAGGCCAGCGTCTCTGATTGAACTTCCAAGGTTGTTGTAGGCCTCCGCGAGGGTCTCGACCCTTTGCTTCTGTTCGCTGAACGCGGAGTTGAGCGCGGCCATGACGTCTTTGTTTTCGTCCATGACGCCTGTTGCCTTCAGCACCGCGATCACAAGTTGACCGCCGATGGCTGTGGCAAGAGCGGCGATCAAGCCAGTGGTGCCCCCCACGATAAAGCCAAGCTGCGTGATATTGTTCTGAACCGCCCGCAGCTTGAACTCCAGGCCACCCGTGGCTGAGAAGAAGTCGTCGATCGCGAAGGCCGCTTGGTTGATAGCAAGGGAGAACTTGTCGAAGCCGCCACGGCCGATGTCGCCGGCCCGTTTGACTTGCCCGGTGATTTGCCCGACGTTGCCTACTTGGCGTGTAGTGGCGATGAGCTTGATGAGCTCGGCCCTCTGACGCTGAATCTCCTGGGCGTTCTCCTCAAAGCCATCTTCGCCCTGCTGGAGCGCGTTTGTCACGACGACCGCGTACCTCTGGAAGGCTGATACAAGAGGCCCTCGAACATCCGAGGAGACCCTCCCAATGATTTCGCGGATACCGGACAGCTCGCCTTGCTGCCTTCGCAGAGCGTTCGTGTCAAAGAACTGCTGGTTGCTGACCGCATCAAACGCTTGTGAAAGCTTGTTTGCTTCCTGCTGGAGATCGCGGAGGTTTTGCCTCGTCCGTGAGATTTGCGCCTCTGAGTCCGTGAGGACTGTGAGCCCCCTAGAAGCCTCAAATCGGCGAGACGCTTCGGCCCGCTTCTCTGCTGCGGCTGCTGCGGCAACGTCGGCGGCGGCGACTTCCTCGGCGGTCTGAGCCTCAAGTTCCCTGGCATTATTGATGGCATTTATTTCCTCAAATCTCTCTTGAAGAGACCTGCCAGAGGGATCGAAACTCGTGAACGGCCTCGGCGGGCCATAAGTCCCCGTTGGGTTTCCTTCCTTGAAGTCCTCCTGAACGTCGAGGGCTGTCTGCAAGCCACCCTGAGCCCTCCTCGCTGCCGCTAGAAGCGAGTTCAGCTTTTTCTCCGCCTGCTCGATCTGCGTCGTGTTTACGACCGGGTCTATCCGAAGAGATCCCAGTTTGGAGAGGCCAACTGAAATCGACTGGGACAGGCCGTTGAGTTTGGCAACACGGTTGGCAATATCACTGCCTTCTAGGGCTCCGGCGGGTAGCCTTCCGGCCTGCTGAGTGAGCTCCGCGGTTCTGTTGAGCGAAGCGAATGCAGCGGGGTTCGAGAACTGGAGCTCCCTGCCGGTCAGGCCCTTAGCGGCGATCTGTTGGGCCTGGGCGAGCCTCTGGATGGCCTGCTCGGCCTTCCTCGCCTCCGATGCCGCTATCTGGAAAGATGATGCAGACGCGGTCCCCGTGGTGGCGATCTGCTGGTTGAGCCTTAGAGCCGCTGTCTGCGCGGCGTCCAAAGCGGGCTTGAACGCCGCCTGCACTTCTGTCGACAGTTTTGAGAAACTGCTCGACGCTCGTTCCAGAGGCTTGTTGATCCCCTCGGCCGCCGACACGAACGCCCTTACTTTGTCAACCGGCAGTTCGAGTTTGAGCGACCGAAACGACGCTGCCTTCAGTTGCCGCTCAAGCTGCTGGAGCGGCGTGAAGATCTTCTCAAGCGACTTCTGGGCGTTCGTGCCGGCCCTGTCGATCGAGGTCTTGAGAGAAACGGCAAACTTGTTGGCTTCCTTGGAGCTCTGACTGAGCTTCCTCGAAAGGTCCGACGTGTTCGCCGTGACGATCGCCGAGATTTTGCCGATGTACCCGCTTGCCATGCTACTCTCTCAGCTTCATAAGTTCAGACCACATATCGTCCTGCGTCTGACTAGGTTTCTTACTTGCGGGGATGAAGTCGGCCTCTTTGGGGATCTGATTCCGCTTGTAGTTGCCGCTGGAACACATGACGATCCGGCAGAGCCTCGCTGTCTCCTGCCAGGAGTCAGGCAAAGGCCACCGCTGATCGTATGCGTACCACTCTGCTATCTCTTGGCTGTCAATCTCTGACAGCAACTCTTTCACCGTCTTGCCAAGCGCCAGAGCTAGTTTGAAGTAGAATCGTCGCTCGGGTCGCTTGGCGAATCGTTTCCCAGTGCATCGACGTCCTCGGTGCGGAAAGCGTTGAGTGCCCAGGCCTTGTCAAAGAGCCTGTTGAGCACCACCGAACTCTTCGTGCCGAGTTCCGACGCCTCGTCGTCCCCGTAGAGCCGCTCGCCGTTGTCATCGCAGAGCGAAAGGGCGAGGAAGCGAGCGCGGAAGTTCTTCATCTTCTGGTCAGCGTAGCCATCCTCGAACAGATCCCGCTCAGTGCCAGAGAGCGTCTTTAGATAAACGTCACCGCCCCACTCGGGAACCTCGACCTTTTCGAGCTTCCAGTCCTGGGCTTTCTTGATTGCATCACGCGATAGCACTGCCATCATTCACCTCAAGGTGCGTAGTCCGTCCACGCCATATCGAGCGTGCCACGGACAACATCCCCGACGCGGGCTTCCTCGCTCGCACGCCGGAGATAGACTCGCTTGGACGTTGTCAGTCCAGGCGAAGTAAAGGAGGCGATCCCTACACCCCCGATTAAAGCAGACGGGTCGGCCTGTCCAGCCTTGCGGATGTACTCCACCTGGATCGTGCCGCCCTTGTACTCGCCGGTTGGGACGAGCAGTTGGATGTTTGCGGCAACGGTTGGTGGTGTCATGTCGACTACCTGAGCCTCTGGGGTTTCAATGCTCACGCTCACGACGTTGGCAGTCAGGATGCCCTTGTCGCTGCTAAACGTGAACGTGGCCCCAAAGGGTGAAAGTCCCACAGACCACCTCCGCGACTAGGCGAGCCGGAAGGTAGCGGAGCCCCGAACGAAGTCGCCGACTGAGCCACCGAGGCTGGCAGAAGCGATCGTCGCGTTTCCGCTGAAGCTCAGAGGCCCGCTGATCACAAGGGCACCGCTTGAACCGGCGGCCAGGATCGTGCCGCTGATGTAATCAACGGAAATCTCGCGATCGCTCGTGAAGCCACCGACATAAACGCGGCGGGCGTTCGGGGCGATGCCGAGGTGAGTCGCGTCAACCAGATCCTGGGTGTCGCTGACATTCACGTTCGTCACCGTGACGCCGCTGCCGCCGAAAGTGAACGTAAGGCCTTGGGCTGACTGTGCCATTTAGTATGCGCCTCCTTGCGCCGTTATGACTCTGATTCTGACCAGCGAATCTGGTAAAGCTGTCGAGTTTCGTATGCCGGCGGCAACTGAGCACCGACGGAAGTAGGGTCCAGATAGTCGTCCGTTTCGGAGACTAGCCGTATATCATTTATTGTAACCCCCGCAGCCGTCCCAGTGCGGTGATCCAAGGTAATACGAACGTGGTCAGCCAGTTGCCGAGCAAGATCGTAGGTCAGACACCACGAAGCCACCTGGAGGTTTACCTCCGGGAAAAACAGCGGGCCGCCAAGGGAGTGCTGGCGGCTGATGTTCGCTCGCTTGTAGACAATGAACGGGAAGTCGGCCCCGGCGGGGACGGCCGTCGGGAAGACGTTGAACCCAACGAGACGGGCGACCTCGGGCGAGGTCACCAGCCATTGGTAAACGGCGTTCTCCGGTTGCTTGATCACAGTCGCTTGATCCTCTTGTTGATGAGCTTCTGGAGCTCCTTCGTGAGGACGCCAAACGACTCCGTCTGGCTAGTGAGGATCGCGTCCTCCATGATGTTCGACGCTGGCATCGCGGGGTACGTTTCGTTCGGCCCAAGGGTGTAAGGCCGAGTTTCTCCGCCGGCAGTCTTCACGAAAGCCCCGCGGCCGGTCTTTCGCTCTGGGTGCTCTTCGTTCTTCGAGCCCATCAAGAAGTAGTAGCCCCGGCCCAGGTTCTCGAACTCCTCGTTGTTGAACCACGCTTGGCTGCCCTGGCTGACCCGCCGCATCTTGCCGTTGATACGCTGGTGGACGTTGACATAAGTTCGGCGCTTCATCGAGCCAGGCTTTCGCGGGCCGGTGCCGAATTCAACGAGAAAGGCGTGGTTACCCGCACCCTTCTTCTCGACGTCCCACTTTTCTGCGTCCACGACGTGCTGCGGGCCGGCGACTGCGATGCCGGTCGCCGGGTACTTCTTCCGGCCTGCCTTGACAACGACGCTGCGGCGAAGATTCCCCGTGATGTCGCTGATGTTAGCCTTGTACTCCTCCATAATCGGCTTCGCAGCCTTCTTCGCCGCGGCCGTCAGTGGGTTCGAGGCGTCTTCGCCGAAACGGGTCGCGAGGCGAACGAGCTCTTGCACGAGATCCTTCGCACCTTCGAGGCGTACCCTGGCGAAGCCAGAGGCTCGCTGTGAGCCGGTCTGCCCGTCTTCGAGGATGCGTGGGATCGTGCCTGGTATTTGGACTGCCATCTACTGCACCTCCCTGGCAAGGATTTCGAGGTACTCGCGATCGTTGCGGTCGATGACGCTGGAGAGCTCCATCGTTCGGCCGCGGTAGATCATCCGGCTCTTGTGATCCACGTCGGCCCGGTAGCGGCAGATCACCTTGTGGGTCGCCATCACATCGGCCTGCTGGGCCTGCATCAGGTCTCGTGTTCTCAAGCCATCGACGCTGGCCCAGACAGTTGCAACCGTCGTCCACTCAAGCCGCGTGCCGCCCGAGGGGCTGCGGACCTGGGCTGGACTCTGGAAAGTGACACGTTCTCGCATCCTGCCAGCGCGGATCATGGCTACTCTCCAACAACGATGAGCGTGTAGGACGATGTGCCGGCGGTCGAGGCGACAGTCAGTGTCTCTAGGCCGCTCGCGCTGCTGGCGGCGGCGGCATCGGAAATACTGTTGATTCGTATGGAGCCGTACTCCACGGCAACGCCAGGCGTGCCCTGAACGACGATCCGGGTCACCGAAGAGAAGGTCACTGCTTCCCCGGCGGCGTCAACGTAAGTCGAGGGGGCCGTTGCAATCGTGACAGCAGAGGTGCCGCAGGTGCCTTCGATGATCGCGACCTTGCCCGTCGAATAGGCCTCGGCCGACGAAAGGGCAGCGACCTTCAGCGAGTCATCGCCGAACTTGTCGTGGAAGATCGCCGAGACGGAAACCTGTCCCTCGATGCTCATCGGTAAACCCCCATGCCGCCCATCGAGATGAGCGTCTCAAACGTGTACGGGATCGGCATGTTCTGGCTCGTCATGCCGGCGGTGACGGGCTCTCTGGCGGCGTACCAGTTGCCGCACAGGAGAAGCACCGCGTGCTTGATGTAACCAGGCAGAGAGGCCGCTGTGGCCCCGTAGCCGGCGGTGTAGGTCACCGTGACGCTGTTCTCGTCGCCCCGGACAGCCGGCCAGACGCCGTTGTAGACCGGGTAGATGCGGCCCGGAATGACGGAGGAATCGACCTGGAAGTCGCCGGCGTCGCTAGTGATCGTCGTGTTGTTGCCAGCCTCGTCTCGATAGACCACCGTCACGTTGCCACTGAGCATCGGCGGCCGAGGGAGATTCAGGTTCCACAGCGGGAAAACGTCATACTTCGCCTGCCACGTCGTCGTGATGAATGTCGAGTCGAGTCGCTCCTCGCAGTATTCGCGGGCAACGGTGATCAGGCTGCTGATGTAGGTGTCGTCGTCGTCTGTGTCGACGCGGAGATGGGCCTTGGCCTCTGAGAGGCTCACAGGCTCGACTGACGGGGCAATCGTCCGCACGAGGCTTCGGTATGGCGTCAGAGACGAGTCAGGCGTCTTCGGCGTGACATAGACGATCGTGCTCATTGTTTCTTCCGCCTCCGTGCGGGCTTCGATGCCACCGTCGCCGTCCGCACATCCGTGTGCTCGGGCATATCAGCCGACTCGATCTCAGTCTCCAGGGACTCAATGAGCCCGCGGCGGATGAGAATCTTGGCAAACGAAGGCTGCCAGTCGAATGTCTGGCCTCGCTTGTATGTACCAAAGGATCGAGCGATGACTATCTTCATTTTACAATCCCCCAGGCTTCCTCGGGGGGGGTCTGGCCGTCATTCCAATACTGAGTCGTATGCTGCTGCACGCAGCCGCTAGGGGTCGACCGGCTCGGCCATGTGATCATCAGTTCGGCGTGGCCGATGGCGATGTTCGAGGCGATGCCCAGCTTGCCACCAGAAGCCGTGAAGTTACGCCAGAAGTAGATGTCTTCGTCTGTGTGACCGCCGGTGTACTCACCCTGTTCGTTGGCCTTCGCCAAAAACCACGGCTTCGGCATCCGCTTGATCGCCTCGGTGCGGATCACAGTGCAGCCGAAGTGGGCCGTCCCTGCCGGCTGGACGGGCTTGTCGAACCATTCGTTGTCGACGCTGGTCGTCTTGTGCTCGTCTACGCCGAGGGGAGCGAACATGACGGCGTTCGACTCACGCTTCGTCTGGAGCGGGGCGATCGCGTCGTAGCCCGAGAACATCAGCAGGGTGATTAACGCCTCGACGGTTCGCGCCGTAAAAATACTGTCGTAATCTATCGTCAGAACAACATCGTGGTCGTCGACCACTTGTTCCATTGTTCTTTGCAGGCACTGACCGAAGAAAGCTCCTGTGTATTTGATAGGAGCGATCTTATGCGGTGCCAGAGCGGCACTGACAGTAAAGAAGTTGTCAGTAAAGCCGAGGCGAGGGGTGCTCATCAGAGCAGCCACCTTCACCTCGGCTTCACAACTACCAACACGAACGAGCATGGAGTTCTCCTAGTAAGGAGCGGGTGTGCCTCCATGCACGTTGATGGCCGTTCCCTGGCCTAACCCGCTGTGCGGGGATCAGCCAGTGACAAGGGCGGCCACGCCAGCGTCGGTTGCATCTTCGGGTGAAACCTCAGCCCGGCTCAGGCAGGCCACGATGCCGACGGTTGCCGTAGCACCGGGGGTCATCGAGACCTTGAGGTAACGCTTGCGAGCGCGGCAGTCGACGTCCATCTTCACGATGCTCGTGACGTCGGTGTCGCTCGAAGCGGCCGGGATCGTGAAGCCACCGACGCCGCCGCCAACGAGGGCGGTCACGTTCGAGTAGCTCGACGTGGTGTCGCCCTCTTCGACCTTCATCACCGAGGCGAAGACGGTGGAAGCGTTGCCGCCTCGCATCACCTTCAAGCTGGCGTGGTCATAGCCGAGGGTGTCGATCGTCAGGGTTGCCGTGGCATCGGCGTCAACGGCAGCCGAGGGCACACTGGCGACGACTTTTTCATTCTGAGCGTGGATCATTTTTGATATGTTCTCCGTATGATTTAGGCAGCGGTCTTGAGGGCAATCACAGGGCCAGCCGTCGAGGTGTCGCCCAGCGTGTGATGGTTGATGTCGAACCGCATCGTGCCTTGCAGCAGGAGCTGATCCGTAGTCGCGTAGACCTGATCAAACAGGCGAACGCTGAAGTCACGACGACGGGCGTAGATGCTCGACAGGCCGATGTTGCCGAAGAGCACCTTGACCTGGCTGGCGTCGGCACCCAGCGTGCTGTTCATCACATGCACGAGTTGGACCGGGTAGCCAAGGAAGGTGTCGGCCACGCCGTTGCCGAGGTCTTCGGCGGTCGTTCCACCAGCGGCATACTTCAGACGCTGGATCGAGGCGGCATAACCTGCGGGACTCACAAACCACCGAGCACCCTGGCGACTGTAGATTGGCAGCTTGCCGAGGGCACCCAGGAAGTCCTCGGTGTCGAGGGTCTCAAAGCTGGTGTTGCCGCTGGCGGCCGTATGGACGCTGGCGGTGTGGTCACCGTTGTCGATCTTGCTGACGATGCCGCGGATTCCACCCTCGCTGGAGGTGCCAGTGGCAGTCCAGCCGCACAGGTCGATCTTGTAGGCCAGGGAGGTCGCAAACTCCATCGTGACCTGATCGGCGAGGTTCACCAGGGCGTCCTCGACAACCTCGCTCGACATGCGGCAAGAAACCGCGAGCTTCTTAGCAACGAGGTTCACATTGCCGTAGGTCGGCTCAGATTCAGTGATGGCCGAGCCTTCACCGATGAAGTAGGCAGTCGTGCCCGTGAGTCGCTTCGGGATCACCATCGTGTCCCGAGTCATGCTCATGGTCTCGACGCCAGAGGCGGGGAAGGTGCCGAACTCTTCGACCCTGCGGATCACCTGGCTGCTGAACTCCTCGGGCACAAGTGCCCCGCCAGCAGCGTTGCTGCCCTCGTTCATCGCACGGGCTTCGACGCCGTGGTCTCGGCACCAGCGGAGGTCGTCCTCGTTGCGGAAGACGTTGCCGCGAATCCAGCGGCCGACCCGGTAGGCCTGCTCGACCGAGTCAGGTCCGTCGTTGTAGCAACGGAGGGTCGTGTAGTGAGGGAGAACCTGGCGGATCTCAAGGGACTTCTTCTCCACCGGAGCCACGACGGGCTCGGGGGCAGGAGCCGCCTTCTCAACGACGGCACGAAGCTCGGCTTCTTTGGCCGAAAGCCGCTCCTCGAACTCCAGGTCGGCCTTGACCTTGTCGGCCTCGGTCGAGAGTCGCCCGATCTCGTTGGTCTGATCTTCGCTCCGCTCCTCGATGGAGGCGAGCTCGCTCATCCGCGAAGCGATCGCGGCAGCACGGTCCTGAAGTCGCTTGAGATTCGATGCCATCGTTTGGCTGCTCCTTAATGAGGCCAGCCGAAAACGTGGTCACGCGACGGCTGGCGGGTGTCTTGTCCCGCAAGCGCGCCGCGTATCGAATCCTCGATCGCTCGCACTGCTCTTTACATCATCCGATGTAAAGCAATGTGTATATCTGTATTGTATGGCTCGGCGATTTAGCCGTGCAAGTGATTCCGAAGTTTTGACAGAGTCGAGAGTGCCCGCATGTCTGCGGCAACCTTCAAAGCTCGCTCATCCTCCAGTTGCTTCACCTTGCGAGCGCTCCAGTTCTTGCCAGCGTCGCCAGACCAAAGCAAGTGGGCCACGAACCCCGGAGTCTCGTTGCCGGGCTCATCCCACCCCGGCTTGGCATCAGAGGCGTGTCGCTTGAACCACGCATTCATCTCGACGATCCAGTCGCGGTTCATCTCCTCGCGGCGGGCCAGCCGGTTCGCTCGTGCGACCGTCTCAGGCTTCAGACCGTCGCCGCTCTTGCCCTCTTCGTGGAGCCGGAGGCCTCGTCGAGCCGCAGCGGCCATGCCGGCCGTTGGCTTCATGCTGACAGCCCGCTCGTCGTCGTCATCTTCTTCAGGCTCAGGCAGATCGTCGATCTTCGTCAGAGCACTGAAGCGATGGGCCACCTCGACGTCCGAGGCTTCGTAGCCACCGTCCTCTTCCTGGTAGACCGTGATCGAGGCGGCGGGGTTGTCCTCGCTGCCAACGATCACAACGTCCGTGTTCGGCACCTCGATGCGACCGTCGGTCACGATACGGTCGATCCGGCCGCGGGCCTTTCCGCCGCTGGAGTTCCACTCAACGAAGTCTCCGACCTCAAGTTCACCAGGCTCGGCTCGGTACTCGACCTCGTCGTCCTCCGGCGGTTCGGCGACCACGGGGTGCTCGGCCGGCTCGTCGAACGTCTCGCCCTTGGCGAACTCCAGTGCTCGCTTGCTGACATAGGTCTCGGTCGCGAGGTAGGCCGGCGAATCGACCGGGCCGGCGTCGCCCAGGTAACTGAATCGCTTGATGCGACGGACCATCGTGCCGTCTTTGTCCTTCTCCCAGGTTTCATCCTTGGGGGACGATCCGGTACGGAACGCGAAACTTGATCCGCGGACATCACCTCTCGCGATGAGCTCCACAATATCTGCGGCAGAGTTAGGCGGGTCGATTTCATAGCGGAGGCCACGCTCATCGACGAAGAGCCGCATCGTCCCGCTGGTCGTTCGGCCGATCACGCGCTCGTGGTTGTACTTGCCGAACACGTCGGGGTTCGCCCGCATCACTTCGTCGAAGGCACCTCGCTCGACGACCTCCACGAAGCCCCCGAGATCCTGAGATCGCTCAGGCTCGAAAACGGCAGCGTAGCCGCGGATGACCGTGCGGCCGTTCTCGTCTTCCTTGACGTGGAGGCCAGGGGCCTCACCAATCATTCGTCGTTCGAGTTCACGCGATTCGTCCATGTCGCGAGTACCTCCTCGTAGGGCTTACCTGAGCGATGACACTCCAGCAGGAGTTCTTTGCTCCTATTCATCCAATCTTCAACGAAAACGGTGACTTCGATACCCGAAGCCTCGGCGGCGTCCTTGAGCTCAACTCGCATCCGATCCGCATGTGACTTGAGCCAGGCTTCGAGCTTGGCAGGCTTGTTTCGACGCTCAGTGATTCCGTCGGCTTCGACAACGGCAAGTCGTCGGAGGGTTTGTCGGAAGAGCAAAGAGGCTGCTGATCGAGATTCTTCTTCTGGGGGGGCCGGCGGTTCTTCCGTCCCGGCAGGCTGCACCTGGGTCGGCTGGCCCGTCGGATTCTGGGCCGTGAACGCTTCGAGAAGCTGCATGTTGACTTGTACAAACCGCTTTTCCCCTTCTTCGATCGGGTTGAGGCCTTCCATCGAGCGGATTTCGTTGATGCTGAGAACGCCCAGGTTCCACATCTCGCGTGCGTACTTGCTGCGGGCTTCGTAGTCGCCCGACATCAGGGCCGTCACGTCGAACTGGGCGAAATACTGCTGGTCATCGACGATCAGGTCGCGACGGACACACGACTCCCACCTGCGAAGGTCGGGCATCAGTGAGAAGGTGACGAAGTCTCGGCCCTGCTGCTCAACCGACGAATACGAAGACTTCGTCATGTCGCCGATCATATAGACCGGAACCCGGTAGGCTCGGGCCACTTCTTCCACCGCGAATCGTCGGGTCTCAATGTCAGCCGAATTGTTGACCTGTAGCTCTTTGAGCGTCAAGCCATACGGCAGGACCGCAGTCTTATCCGCCTTGTACGGACCTCGATGGAAATCGTCCCATGACTGCCGGAAACGCTGCATCGCCTCGGGCTTCTGCGGCTGCGTCGTCTCGATGATTGTGCCCGCTCGACTGCCGTTGCCATAAAAGGCAGACGCCTGGATCTCAGCAGCCCTCGCCAGAGCGATGGCGTCTCGGCTCAGGGTCGTTGGCACATACCCGGTCACCCCGTCTTGCGAGAGGAAGCGAATGTGGAAGATCTCGTCCTGGCTGTATTCAGTAGGCACCGGCCTGTTCGGCTCGCGGTAGTGATACCGCAGGCGGCCGTTCTCCAGCCGCTTGATCTCCATCCGAGACGGATGCAGAGGGATCAACTCGTCCACTGCTCCACGCCGGCCAGCCTTGATCAAGGCGTAGGCGTTTCCCCAGAGGAGAACCCAGGAGTGCAAGAGTTCGCGGAACTCGAACGATGTCATCCAGCCGTTGGGCCGGTAAGACAGCACTTCTTGAAGCGGGAGATCCTCGGCGAGTTCTTTGCCGCCACCAGGGAGCCGGCGGAAGATGTTCAGCGGCAGGCTCGCCAGACTCTCTGCCTTCACTCGCACACAAGCAAGGACAGCAGAGCACTGAAGACTCGACTCAGGCGAGATGTAGACGCCGGCGGTCGTTCGACGCTGCTCGACGATCTCCTCGAACACACGGGAAACGCCGGAGCGGAGCTCTACCATGTCATCGACGACCGCTTCTTCTGATGCTGCCACTAGAGTATCACCAGTTCAAGGTCGTCGTTAATCGCCTCCGCACTCGCGAGGCCCACTGCCATAACAAGAGCCACCGCGGCGTCAATCCTTGCTGTCGAGTTGGGTGAGGGCTTGACCAGCTTGATGTTTCCGGCGGGGTCGCTCTTCGTCGTGCAATTGCTAATCTGCCACTGAAGACACTTATTGTCTCCGGCGCGAAGCCCTGCTTTTAGTATACATGCTTCTGTCGCCTTGGTGGGGCTACTGAGGCTCGCGTAGCCTTGACCCATCGGTTTTATGTCGACGCCCTCGGACACGAGTTGTGTGATAATATGCTGGGCATTCCATCTGTCGACCGCCACCGACCTGACGGCGTTCTTCTCGCAGAAGTCGATCACGAAGTCCCGCACAACGTCGTAGTCGACAACGTCTCCCTCGGTCAGCGTCACCCAGCCGGCCTTCGCCCAGTCTCGGTAGGGGACTTTGTCCGTTCGCTCCTTCTCGGCCGCCCTCTCCTCGGGGATGAAGACGTGACTGTAAACGTCGAAGGTGCCGTCAACGTCGGGCCAGATGGCTGTGAAAGCCGTTGTATCGCTCGTGCTCGACAAGTCGAGGCCAGCGTAGCATGTCCGCTCCTCGGTGGGCCGCAGGGGAGTCATGCACTTCTCGAACACGCCTGTTCGGAGCCATCGGTTCTCGCTCTGGCACCACTGACCAAGGTGTAGCGTTCGATAGGTGACCTCGTCCTGAACGCTGTTCTTGGCCCGCTGTATCCACCCGCGGAAATAGTCCTCGTTGAGCGTCGAGCCGTAGCTCGGGTTCACCCTCTTCGCTGTTTCTATGTCGAATGGGTCTTCGTCCTCCGACGCCGCAAAGACCAGCGGCAGAAACGTCGGGTCTTCGAGCTCTCCGGCCTGAATCTTCTCGGCTCTCTGCCAGAGCCGGTGAGCCCAGCCGCCGAGCTTCAGGCCTGCCGTCGTGATGTAGACCGTGATCGGCTGACGGCGGGCACCCATACCTGTTTCAAGGACGTCAGCCAGTTCGCTCGATGGATGAACGTGGATTTCATCGAGCAACACACACGAGGGGAAGAGGCCGTGCTTGAGGTTGGCGTCAGCGCTCACGCAGAGAAAAGTCGACTGTGTCTCAGGGACGACGATCGAGTTTCTGTATATCTTGCATCGACGAGACAGAGACGGGCAGGACTCAATGAACTGCTTGGCACTGGTGTGAAGGATGCCAGCCTGGGCTCGGTCGCCGGCGGCAACGATGACCTCGGCACCCGGCTCAGAGTCCATGATGAGCATGTAGAGGCCCAGAGCAGAGAGCAACGTGGTCTTCCCGTTCTTACGCGAAACACCAACGAAGGCCCTTCGATACTGACGAAGTCCATCTTCTCGCTTCGTTCCGAGGAGGCGATCGAAGAACTCGGCCTGCCATGGCAAAAGGTCGAACGGTTTGCCGGCGAATTCGCCGCGGGAGTGCTTCAAAAGTCGGCAGAAAGTGAGCATCTGCTCGCCTTCGGCCGTGAACTTCGTGCTCATGCGGGTTTCAGCCCGTCCGGTTGGCGATGAGCTCGTCCATCGGGTCAACGACGATCTTCTCGGCCTTGTATCCCAGGCGAGTTCGGTCTGCCGGAGTCAGGCCGAGGACGGTTTCGAGGTGGCGAAGTTGCTCGCCGCAGTCTCGGGCCTGAGAAGCCATCGCTGAGGCACGGCTGAACCGCAGATTGCCGTCCTTGTCGGAGACCTCGACCCAGGTGGCATCGCACTTCTGGAGTTCCTGGGCCGCGAACTCCCACTGAACGTAGGTCACGGCGTATCGAGTGACGACGTTGATGTCGCTCTCGGCCAGCGTGCCCATGTTGGTCATCCAGGCAACGACGTTGTCGAAGATCTCCTTGGCTCGCTCCTTCAGCCACTCTGGAGCAAGCATTACATCAGGCTGGACGCCGAGTTCCTCGCGGTTCTTGGCGTGCTTCGACCCTCGCATCTGGAGGATGTGCTTCGGCGTTGGCGGTCGGCCTCTCATAACACCATTGTGACTGCTTTGTATCGCGTCGTGCAAACGGGTCCGAAATACCTTGTTTTTGTCCTCGCCTTCGCGGGCTTTGATAGGAAGAGCGTCGTGCGTGTGG